TTGATTTACAATTAGATAAAGATGGTGCATATAATATATCTATACTATCTGCGGGTCAGCAAATAAACGCAACAATCAATGGTGGTGGTGAAAGTGAAATATTCATTAATCAGTCTAATTAGTTATTTACTTTTGCTCATTTTTGCATTTTGGCTTATGAGTTTAGAAGCTGATGACAATATTATTAACATACAAACTAAAGGTTCTGGTACATCTATCGGTATAGATCAGTCTGGTTCAGGAAATACAACGACAGTCTGGTGTGGGTTATCTGGCGGCACATACGCAACGCACACTTGTTCTAATGCAACTATGACAATAGACCAACATGGTTCAGATAATCTAGCAAAAGCGTATTCTCAAGTCAGTAATCATAACGATAATCAATATACCATCAACCAAAATGGCGATAATAATACAGGTTATCTTGACCTGGATGACGATGATAATATTGCAACGATTATCCAGACAGGAAATAGCAACTATGGTGAGATATATATGCAAGGCGATGATAACGTCTACATCATTACACAAACTGGTAATAGTTTTTACGCAAAGATGCGTGCTTTCGGTGATGACTCAGCATGGACAATCACACAATCAGGTAGTGGCAATCACAATGCTTACATAAAATCTTGCGGAAATTGCAACAATAATGATGCAACTATTACGCAATCAGGTAGTGGCGCGAAAGACGGAGATATAGAATTTAGAAATAATGCGTCTGATAACAACACAGTTAACCTAACGCAAAGTGGGAATGGCACTCATGTCGGTAATATACTGGTCAAACAAGGAAGCTACACAGTCAACGCAACACAGTCAGGTTCAACCAACCAAAACTATACTGTAACCTTAGATTGTACTAGCAACTGCAATAAAACTATCACGGTTAATCAATATTAATTAAAGATAATTCTGATAAAGTTATATATTATCTCAAAAAAGTTGTATATAATCTTAAACATGAATTTTAAACTATCTTTAATCTTAGGCGGAATATTGTTAGCTTCTCTAGGTAGTTTCAAACTTTATTATGATAAGTCTGAAGCAGAAAAAGAAGCTAAGGCTACTCAATTACAGCAAGCTATGAATAACCAGCTCCTTCTGGAAAAATCTATTGCTGAACAAAATTCTCAAATAGAAGCCCACCTAAAACGTGAACAAGAAAACAAGGTACGTATCTCTGAGCTTACGGAAGCCAACAATGAAGCCCAAATACAGGTAAATAATTTAAAACAAAAGTTTGCCAAGCATGACTTAAATATGCTGTCTATGGCAAAACCAGGTTTAATAGAACGTATTGTAAATAGAGCAACAAGTAGAGTGGGTAAAGAGTTAGAGGAAATTACGGATCCAAATCAAGCAGAAGCGATGGCTAAAGAACCCCAATTAAATGAAGATACTAAAGATACTAATACTGACAGCACTTCTTAGCGATTGTTCTGTACTTGAGTCTCGCTTTACTCCACCTGAAGTAAGGCCAGTAGAGATAGTTACTGTTCAAAAAAGTGCACCTATTTATCATCCACCTTTACCTAATCAGATTACAGCAATGCCGGTAGAGTGGAAAGTTTTGACTCCGGATACAATGAAAGAATATTTGGAAGATTTAAGTAAGGGAGAAGCTCCTGCACAAGCCTTTTACGGATTAACAAATAAAGGGTATGAAAATTTATCAAATAATATGGCAGAGGTTAAGCGGTATATACGACAACTTTTGTCTATAAATGAATACTACCGAGAACTAGATGGAACAAAAGACGTCAACGATAATTAATGAAGCACCGGTCGGAGATGTTGAGGCAGCCGTAGACGGTTTTTTTGGATTAGTCTACTTACATCCTACTGATTATCTTCTAGTTATTGGAAGTTTAACGTTGTTCGCTATCTACGGTTTATCTGTTTACGCAGGTATTAAGTGGATTCAAAAGAAATTTAATTAGTCATAGGAGATCATTGTGAGTTTTTTTACATGGGTTAAGTCAATATTTGTTAGTTCTAAAAAAGAAGAAAAAGTAGTTAAGGCCGCTACTAAACCACTTACTACGGAAGAATACGAAAAGGTTCGTACTAAAGACAAAAAAGGTAGATTTGTCGCCGATGATCCAAGCACTTCAGAAAATGAGGCTTGGACTGTTAAGAAAAAAGGAAAGAACTGGGATGCGAAACCCGCCCCAAAAAAGAAAAAGGCAAAGAAAAAGCCTGCTGCAAAAAAGAAAAAGGCAAAGAAAAAGAAATGAAGACTGGAAAAGAAGGTATTGCGTTAATTAAAAAGTTTGAAGGTTGTCGTTTAGAACCTTATTTTTGCAGCGCAAACGTTTTAACTGTGGGGTACGGCCACACAAAAGACGTTGTTGAAGATATGCACATAACCGAAGAAACCGCAGAAACTTTATTGCAAGAAGATTTAAAAGAGTTTGAAGAACACGTTAGTAGTTCAGTTGATGTTGAACTAACTCAAAATCAATTTGATGCTCTTGTTGCATGGACTTTTAATCTAGGTGCTGGAAATTTAAAGTCAAGCACTATGCTTAAAGTCCTTAATGAAGGAAAATACGCGGAAGTTCCCGAACAAATGCGAAGATGGAATAAAGCTGCTGGAAAAGTTTTACATGGTTTAGTTAGAAGAAGAACAGCAGAATCTTTATTATTTGAAGATAAAGATTGGAAACAAATTTGATATATTGTAGTATTAGGATTGAAGTATGGATAATATAGATGTTGTTCAATTTACTTTAAAAGTTATTCGTGAAAGACAAACTCAAATAAGAGATCTTTTAGAGAATAATGGTATAAAGAATATGGAACAATACCGTGAACTTATGGGAGAGTTGAATGGTTTAAATTTAATACGCCAAGAGCTCTCTGATATGCTAGAAAAACAGGAGAAGCTAGATGGCTGAATCTGCAGTAAAGAAAAAAGTAAAGAAAGAAAATTTGTTAAACTCGCTTTATGTTGAAGCAAAAGAAAAAACATTAGACCCTTCCTTAATAGATAAGCCTGTATTAGAACGTTTACCCTCTCCGACTGGTTGGAGAATGCTTATCCTTCCTTATAGACCGCCAAAAGCAACGAAAGGCGGTATTTTATTAGCTGAAAAACATTTGGACGAAACTCAAGTGCAGACAGTGGCTGGGTATGTTCTAAAACTAGGTCCTTTAGCTTATAAAGATAAAGATAAATTTCCCGACGGTCCGTGGTGCGAAGAAAAGCAGTGGGTTGTTTTTGCTCGTTACGCTGGCTCTCGATTTAAAATTGAAGGTGGTGAAGTTCGGATTCTTAATGATGATGAAATTTTAGCAACCATCAAAAATCCCGAAGATATTTTACATAACTAAAGAGGAATTGTTTTATGGCTGCCACAAAAGCGAAGCAAGAAGCTGAAGTAGAAGTAGAAAAACAAGAAGTTCCTTTAGATACGACTGAGGAAGAAGCAGTAGAAATTGAGGTTAAATCCGAAGACGACGCTGTATCTGAAGTTGATAACGAAGCTGTATCTGAAGAATCATCTGAGCAAGAACAGGAACAGTATAGTAAAGCTGTTCAAAAAAGAATAAATAAATTAACTAAGCGCGTAAAAGATACTGAACGTGAACGTGAAGAAGCTGTTCGTTATGCGCAAACGATGAAATCCGAAGCAGACACAGTTAAGTCTAGGTTACAATCACTAGATCAAAGCTATATTTCTGAATATGGAAGTCGCATTTCAGCAGAACAATCTCAAGCGGAAGCTGCGCTGAAAAATGCTGTTGAGACCGGAGATTCCCAAGCAACGGTTGAAGCACAGCGTAAGTTGACTCAATTAGCCGTAGCGGAAGATCGCTATAATCAGGCAAAAGCCCAGCAAGAAAAGCAGAAAGCTTCTTATGAGGCCCAGGCCAATACGGCAGCGGGTAATCCCGGTAATTCAGCACAAGCACCTTTACAGCAACCAGACCCTAAAGCAGAAAAATGGGCCGCTAAAAATGACTGGTTCGGGGACGACTATACTATGACTTTTGCTGCTTTTGGTATACATAAAAAATTAGTTGAAGAAGAAGGATTTGATCCGAAATCAAATTCATACTATGATGAACTAGATAAACGGATAAAAAGTGAGTTTTCTCACAAGTTTAAGGATGAACAAAACGAGACAGGCAAAAAGACCGCCCAAACAGTTGCCGGAGTTTCTCGAGGAAGTAAAGCGGGGCGCAATAAGGTTAGACTCACACCAAGCCAAGTAACTATTGCTAAAAAATTGGGTGTGCCACTAGAAGAATACGCTAAACACGTGAAAGGATAGGTGAATAAATGACTGAAAATACTAATAAAGAATCAAAAAGTTCTGCAGAAGATTTAAAGGCAATTCAACGTTCTTCTCGCGCTAAAACAACTAGGAATGCTACGACTAGGCGTAAGCCGTGGCGTCCACCGTCAATGTTAGACGCACCACCTGCACCAGAAGGGTTTCAACATCGTTGGATACGCGCTGAAATTAGAGGACAAGAAGATAAGTCTAATATATCAGCAAGGATACGCGAAGGTTATGAACTTGTTCGTCAGGACGAGTACCCGGATTTTGAAGCTCCTGTTATTGAATCAGGAAAACATGAGGGTGTGTTTGGAGTCGGCGGATTACTTCTCGCTAGGATACCGATCGAAACAGCAAATGAACGAAATGAGTACTTTAGAAAAAGGCACGCAGATCAACTTGAAGCTGTTGACCACGATATGATGCGCGAGAATGCTCACTCTACGATGGCAATCACTAAACCTGATCGTCAAACTAGAGTAACTTTTGGTGGTCCACGGAAAGAATCGTAGACCGGTTTTAGTAACTTTTAACGAGGATTGAATCCTCCGAGGATTATATTATGGCAAATCAAGAAACTGCCTATGGTCTTCGCCCAGTTGGACTTGTTGGTGGTGGTGCTAATTCTACCGGTATTACCGAGTATGAAATTGCTTCCGACAACACTAGCGCTATATACCAATATGGTATCGTAGTTCCTCTTGCGGCTGGCGTAATTACTTACGCTGGAGCTACATCAGGCGGTACTACACAAGCTTTAGGTGTCCTCACGGGTGTTATGTACCATGATTCTGTCAAGAAAAAGCCCACATGGCTTAATTATTGGCCGGGTTCTGGAAGCGTAAGCGTTGATACAAATTACCCTGTAAAAGCGTATGTCGCTGACAACCCAAATCAACTATTCCAAGTTGCATCGGATGCTACACTTACTAATAGAGCAACTGCTCTAGCAGGTGTGTTTGCAAACGCTACACTTGGTACTTCTGCCCGTACAGGTTCAACTGATACGGGACGTTCTAACTCAGCATTAAGCGTATCTTCAATTGCAACTACGGCAACTTTGCCTTTGCGTATTGTAGGTATTGTCGATGATGATGCAAATGGTGACTTTTCTGCAGCGGGTATTCCGTTGTTGGTAAGACTAAATGCTCATTTTAATGCTTCAACCCGTCGTTTTGATTCGCAGACTACTGCGGATTCAACTGGCATTTAAGGGGGCCTAAGATATGGCTATTTCAAGAGCACAACTAGCGAAAGAGCTTGAGCCCGGATTAAATGCTTTATTCGGACTTGAGTACGACAGATATGAAAAGGAACACGCACAAATTTTCGAGACTGAATCTTCTGATCGAGCATTTGAGGAAGAAACAATGCTTTCTGGCTTTGGAACCGCACCGGTTAAAGCTGAAGGAAGCGCAATTTCTTTCGATGATGCGCAGGAAACTTATACTGCACGTTATACGCATGAAACAATTGCATTAGCGTTTTCAATCACAGAAGAAGCAATAGAAGATAATTTGTACGATAGATTAGCGGCACGTTATACACGTGCATTAGCTCGATCTATGAGTCAATCAAAGCAGGTTAAAGCTGCTTCGATTTTGAACAACGCTTTTTCCACCAGTTATCCGGTTGGAGATGGTGCAGCACTTTGTTCTTCTTCTCACCCATCAATCAGCGGAAATCAAAGAAATCAGTTGTCTACGGCATCAGATTTAAACGAAACTTCGTTGGAACAGATGTTGATTGATGTTGCAGGTTTAACCGATGAACGCGGTTTAAAAATTGCAGTTCGTGGAATGAAGTTAGTTATTCCAAAAGAATTGCAGTTTATAGCAGAACGTGTAATTGCTTCAAACTTGCGACCAGGATCATCAGATAATGATGTAAATGCGGTAAACTCTATGGGTATGGTTCCCGAAGGAGCGGTAGTAAACCACTTCTTGACGGACACTGATGCTTGGTTTATCAAAACTGATGCGCCAAATGGTTTTAAATTATTCCAAAGAACTCCTATTCGTACAGCGATGGAAGGGGACTTTGACACTGGAAATTCTCGCTTTAAAGCTAGAGAACGTTACAGTTTCGGAGTATCTGACTGGCGTTGCGTATTTGGAACTGCTGGAGCTTAATTTAAAATTAAGTAATAAAAGAGGGGCGGCTCCTTGCCGCCCTTTTCTTTTTGGGTTACACTCTTAAAGTACATTTTTATCTAGGATTAATTTTCTTTATCGACTGACCTAGCAGACAAGCCAAGACGATAAAGTTTTTCTTTTGAGGAAAGTAATATGGCAAATTCAACGTTTAATGGACCAGTTCGGTCCGAAGGCGGATTTGAACAAATCAGCAAGGCTTCTGGAACAGGAGCTATTACAACAAACCTGGATATTGATACAAGTGGTAATATTACTACGACAGGTTATTTATCTGCTTATTCACAAATAGAGAGCATTACAAGTGCTACACACAGCGTTGAGTCAACAGACTCAGGTACAGTCTATACGCTGAATAGAGCAGCAGGGATCGTGGTAACACTACCTACTGCCGCAGCAGGTTTAAACTATACCTTTATAGTCGGTACAACCTTCACGGGTGCAGGACAGATCAATACGGATAATGCCAGTGACTTGTTCTCTGGTTTTGCTTACATATTTGATCCAGCAACTGCAACAGATAACAATACTTTTATTCCTGATGCCAGTGATGACGATACCATTGATCTAGGATCAGCGGCACAAGGTTGGCTGGTAGGTGGTATTATTCGCCTAGTGGCTACTACAGCAGCAGTCTGGCATTGTGAAGCTTATCTTCATGGTGACGGCACATTAGCTACTCCATTCGAGTAAGGGGGTAAATTATGGCCGGTTCTGATGTAAAGGCTGTTTTTATTACAGCAGATACTCAAGCTTTGGATGCTGATGGAATCTCAACAGCGGCAGC